TACCCAGGTAGGAGATCAGCATCAGGTCACACTGTCCGGACTCTACCGCCACGGCCGCAGGTATTTGCCCATCGGTCAGAAACTCATTGCCGTAGGGGATGTCGTATTCCGTTTGCACGCCCAGCGCCTTATGTACCAGGCGAATACTACCGCCGGTATTGGACAGGCGCACCTGCGAAAGCTGGTAAATCGCCAAAAACGAAAAGTACACTTTTCAAAATTCAAAAAGTACACACTTTTGTTTCAGCGAAAATCAATTAATCAAACAAAGAATTGCACCGTATAATACACAGTGATTGACCCTGGAGTTGTGCCGTCAACCGTCTTGATTGCGACCGTGCCATCCGTCTTAATGATACCCCGATAAATCTGTCCGTTATCATCGGCGCACAGCCAATATTTACGGCTACTGCCAGTAGGCCGATAGCCGACAGGAAGCTGGCCAATACGGCAATAACCTTCTAATTCGATCACAGCGTCCTCAGTGTAAGTTCCGGTTGCATAACCCCTTAAAATCACCATATCACCCCATTCATCCATCTCCTCGAGGTTACTGAAGCCGTTAAGGTCCGTTAATGATCCTCCGGTTTTTCTTAACGTTTTCATAACATCGTAAACCGACACTTCGAGCTTGTCCGGATCGTCCAAAACGATCTCATTCCCGCCGCTCAGACCATCGCTTGCGACGGCTCTGCGGACCTCGTAAGTGTCCCTCACAACGGCATCCGCAAAGGTGTCCTGGCCATCGCTGTCGTAGCTCGTATCGAGCTTTATCGAGCTGCCGGATAAGCCGCTAGCGGAAACAAAACTATGAGCCGGCACATAGCAAATTTCATAGTTCAACACCACGAAACCCTCGGCTACGTCGTAGTTGCCACCGCCGTTGTCCGTGACGCCGCAACCACTCAAAATCATGTTGCCGCTGGCGCTGTTCGTAAACCGATGTAAAGCGCCTTTTAAACCCTCGTTGATTGCATCTTGAATAAATTGGAGATCATCTCCGTGCAACGGCATACCGCCGTCTGGCGTCAGTAATCTGTTCATTGTTATGGTGTATAAGTTTCAAAAGAATAACGCTTACCAGCGTGCCGGTAGCGGTCGATGATGGCGCTCATTTGCACCTGCATAGCGGCATCAAAGCTGATGTTGTCGGGCACGAAAACAATAAAATCATCATTGTCCGCGACCTCCGCCAGAGTGTATAAAAAGACGTCAGGACCGCCTTCAGACTTGTTCCGTATGGTCAGGCTATCCTGGTCTTCGTCCTTATTGTAAAGGTAATTATCATCAATATACTGAGCCGGATCATCAATGTAAATATTCCGGCTGCCAGGGTCAAACTGATCGTTCAAAATGTGTTCAAGATAGATTACCTGGCTGTTAAATTGGAGTTCATACCGGATATCCGCAACCACGCCGGCAAAGGTGTCATTGATCGTTTGGATCGGCTCTACCAGGGCGCCGATCCACTCAGTAAAGATGTCGCCGCGAATCTTCAACGGGATCAGGCCCGTCACCAACTCCTTTATCTTAACGCCAAAGTTTGTCATTGTGCAACGTAAGTTATGGTGTCGTCTAATGTGCTACCAGGCGTGCCATCAAACCGGAAATACCCATATTCAGGCACATAGGCCCGACTGATGGTAAAATAGCTGTCAACAGCCTCCTTTTTCGTCTCGACCAGGCTGATCACTACGTCATTGACGCCGGTCACAGCCTGAATGGCATCCTCCAGCTTACTGATCAAAAACTCGCCGTTGAAAGGCAATCCTTCCACATAGGCTTTAATGGCCGCCTCCACGTTCGTTTTGACAGTAGCCTCAGTGATCACCGCGTCGAAATAAACGCTGGCCGTGATGCGGATATAATCGCCGTCGCCGGTGATCAGTACGAAGCGAGTACCAGCAAACCGGATCTTTCTGATATAGCTTTCCAGGCTGTCTTCCTCCATACTAATGAGCCCGGCCAGGCTGCCGGTATTTTCTTTGGCCGCCTTAAATACTACTACCCCATTGTTCCCCTCGATAACGGCCGCCTGCTTGACGATCTGATTGGCCGGCGTAATCGTCGCGTAGCCATATTTGCCGGTATCGGTATCGTACACCAATGCGTCGCCGTATTGGAACGCGAGGAGCTGATCACGGTACCAGCGAGCCGTGCCAGTATGCGCGGCGGCGGCCGTGTCTTCTACCTCCTGCCGGAAGAGATCCCAGATCACTTCATGAGTGTAGATCGCCGCGGCGGTGATGTAGGCCCACAACCTCCAGATCGCCACTTTGCTGTCGCTATTCAGATCCGTCATGAGCTGCGTCTCCGTGTCGGCAGCGGGCTGGAGGTCGGTCAGTGGCGCCTGGCTATCCTTGTAGCCGACGATCTCTTCGTATATTTCCGCAAGTGTCCGTGCCATGTTACTCCGTGTAAGATTTCATTGAAATATGGTTCGTGTAGTTCGCTTTAAGGGCCGTGGCAGCGCTGGCCAGGGCCGTGGCCGCCGCCGCCAGCGTGGCGTAACCTGGTGCAAGTGGGGCCAACGCCCCGGCCGCCGCCGCCGCCTGAGTGTTGCCGAAGGTAACCAGGTCATTGGCCAGGTCGATTACCTTGTCGGTCAGATCATCCAGGTTATCATTCAGGGCTTCGCCTTTTACAAGCGGCTCCATGTCGTCGTCGTTGCCGGCCAGATCGATCCTTTCTATCTCGCTGAACATCGACACATAGCCGGCGTGCTCGCTGATCATGCTCACAATAACATAAGACCCTACTTTAGGAATGACCAGATGGGCCACCTGGCTGGCGCCGATCTGAGCCTGCAGGCGCACCTCATCAATGGGCGCATCGCCGTTGACCGGGCTGACGGAACACGTTCTTTGTGCTTCGTCGACCGAATCGACCACGCAGATCAGCGAGTAAACCGGCCCGGCGTACTGCTTAGTAATATCGTGTATTGCGTCTCTGATGTTCATTCTTCCTCGTCGTACATTTTTATTTCAAAATCCAGTAAACTCATGGTGTATTCTTTCAACGCTTTGTAGTAAGCTTCTTCTCCTCCTTCTAAACACCAGCCGCCATCTTCATAAAGGCTGGGCTCAACATAACCATAATCTTCTTTTTTGGGCTTTTCCATATTATACCTTTGTTTCTACTTCAACAATCTGCCGATACCCACCCAGCCCAAAATTCTTCTCCACCCGCTTGACCAGGTACGCGCCATCCCGTTCCGGGTAGACATCGCTGCTCAGCTCCACCACGTCGCCGTGCTCAATATTGGGCTGCCCAAAGGTGGTAAAGGTGCCCCGATATCCGTCATACTTCAGCCGGTCTATCTCGCCGGCTAGTTGGCCCTCAACGCTCTCCTTCGACACATTATAATAATAGAGGGTCCGCTTTTCGCCCTCCGGATCTCCGTACTCGATCGTTTCCCGGGTGTTATCCGGCTGGACGATCACCGCAGTCAGATTAATCTTTACGTCCTCCGATCGGCGATACTCCAGGTTGTTCTCGATCACCTGCAGCTCGAATTTGATGTCGTGCCGGCTTTGCAGCTCGGGCACGTATGCGAGGCCGGCGTATAAGGTGCCGGCCCGAAAGAACATTTTTACGTAGTACTTCGAGCGAAGTTCCTCGATCACTTTCGCCGGCGTCGCCCGGCTTATGCGAAGCTGCCCGATATCCCGATCAGCGACCACCTCGAAAGGCACGGCGCCGGCCAGCACATCGGTCAGTATTTCGGTCAGCGTTACGGCCTTATAGCTCTTCGTAAATTCTCCCCGCTTCAAAAGATACATCGGATCTTCACACATAACCTCAACGGGGATCTGCGCGCCAACTTCGCGCACATAGCCCCGAAATACTTCGGCCAGCTCGCCATCATATCCGAGCTGAACACTGACCGGCATATCACGCTGCAACACCGGATCGATACCGCTGGCCAGGTCGCGCCCCTGCCAGCTGATCCGCCTCGGAAAGACGATGCGGCAAGTATCAGTCAGTTGCTCCCACGAGCTGACGGTTTGCACCTCCGTCACCCCGGCGAAGTTGTAAGGACCGATCTCTATGTTACTGCTGAGGTTAAACATCGTCTTCGCTGATTAATTCAACCGGCGCATCACTCAGCGCCTGTATCTCGAACAGTTGCATATTCTGAAAGCCCTCCTGTTGAAAGAAGCGATAGGAGGTTACCACAATGCTGTATATTTCGAAGATGCGGAGATAGTCGCTCACCACATCAATGATGTCGCTTTGGAGTAGCACCTGGTGCAGATCCCGCACCTGGTCGATAGGGTAATTCTCATCGAGCGGATTGACCAGGGCGCCGCGGATCGTGATCTCATAATCCCCGTCGGCAATGTATTCTTTGATGGTGCCGTTCCGACCTTGTACGGCAGTGGTCACGATATTCTTGCTTTGGCTCACGTCAATCAGCACCGTCTCGAGTTTCAGCGGGGTCTGCCCGTCTCGCTGGATGGCAATATCAGAAAACACCGGGGTGCCCAGGTAGCTGCGCACATCGGCGTCGGCGCCATCGCTCACCAAACGGGTACCGGCTTCGGCTGTTTGCGTGGGAAAATCCGAAGCCGCGCCGGCGGGAAGTTCTTCGCCGATACGCCCCTGGTAGCGGACCACCTTTAGTTGGTTCAGGCCCAGGGCTCTTAATATAATTCTGAAATTGCTCATCTCGTTCTAAACACGTTCTTGATGTTCGATGCGAATAGTTGCAGTTCGCCGACATTGATCCCCGTCAGCCGATCGGCCGACTGCACGCTGCCGTAATAGTATTTCTTAGGCGTCTCCCTGATTTTGAAAATGTAGGAACATTCGACGCCGTACTCCTGATAAATGTCGCGCAACATACTGGGCGGCATTTCGTCCGTATAGATCAGAATGCCGCCGTCTTTATTTCGTTCGAGATTCCTCAGCATATCGGCATACTCCAGATCTACCTGCACCCGTTGAAATATGCGTTTGATAGGCCGGATACGTTGGTTGGTGTATTCATATAGAACGGAAGAATACAGCGGCGTACCCACATGCGGCAGGCCGCCGTTATTCTCGGTGTACAGGATCAATACGCGATCGTGCGGGCTATCGTTCACCAGGGCGCCCATCAGCTCATAGATACGGCTGATGCCGGAAAAAACTGCATTATACTTTGCTTGCAAAGAACGTAGGAACACAGCTCCTATCACTACGATCGTTATGGCAAGAATAACCCATTCCATCAGTTCGCATAATTTACGTCGTTGACCGCATCGATCAGTGCGCGGGTAACTTCTTGTTTGATCCGCTGCCGGCTCTCCTGCAGGTTGCTGGTCTGGATCACCAGCTGCTCGATCAACTTCGTGATATTGATCGTGATATTCTTCCCTGCCCCTCCAGCTCCTCCGGAGATCGTACCGGCCGCCGCTCCGGTGCTCTTACTCCGGCCAGTGCGCAAGCCCCCGGTTTTCGACTTGGCGCCCATGCCGCCGGCCGCCGCCTGGAGGCGGTCGTACATCCCAGCATTGGCGTCATTGTCATCGCCAGAGCTGGTATCTTCCAAGTTAACGCCAGGCGCGCTAAAGTTCAAATTCTTGAAGATACGGCCAAACCACCCGGCCACCGGCTTGATAAACTTCTCATACAGCCAGTTGATGGCCTGTTTAAATGTCTCTTTAATGCCGTTCCACAGGTCTTTAAGCTTCGCCTTAAAGCCAGGGAACACCCGGTCGATCAGGTCGATCATCCATTTAAACGGGTGATGTTCCCACATCCATTGTGCGAATCCGGTAAGCCACGTTTTGATCTCGTCCCAGTACTTGACTATCAACACCACCGCGCCGGCCACGGCTGCTACCAGTAACCCAATGGGAGAGAACAGCGCAGCTATCGCGGCGCCGATTGCACCCAGGGCCGTAGACACCAACGATAGAGTAATGCCAACGCCCACCAGGGCGCCGAACGCGCCCACTACCATCAATATTCTCGGCACCCACTTTTGTATCATTTCCTGATTCCGCTGCACCCAGTCAGTAAGCTGGCCGACGAAAGCGATAGCCCGCGGTAAAAACTGCTTCAACAGCGGCTCAAACGCCTGCCCGATCGCCAGCTTAAACTGCGTCCAGGTATCAATTAAATTAGAGATCATGCCGCCCGTGGTCTGGCTGATGGCGGCCATGGCGCCGGTCACGCCGGGCGCTTCCTGGGAAAGGGCAAGGATGGCCTCGCGAATCTTCTCCGGGCTGTTCTCCACCTGCTTTTGTATGCCCTTGAAAGAAAGCATCACCTGGTTACCCTGCTTACTGGCACGGATACCGAATTCTTTCAATCGCTCAAACTCGGCAGTCTCAGCGTCTAAAATCGCTTCGGAAAGCTGATCAAAGTCTTTGCCCTGGCTGGCGGCCAGGTCGCCCAGCATGGTCATCTGTTCCATATTGGGCACAAATCCCCGGTTAGCCAGCTTCACAAAGCTGTTGGTCAGTTCATCAACCTGGAAAGGGGTTTTGCTGGCGAAGTCAGTAATATCGGAAAGCACCTGTTTGGCGGCTGAGTTGTCGCCGAACGTGTTGGTCAGAACGGCTTCATATTTCTCAAACTCGCTGAGCGTGCTCACCACGCTGCTGCCAAACTCCGCCAGTCGATCGACCGCAAAAGCGCCGGCAAGCGCTCCGCCGACACCGCCCAGGGCCCCCTTCACCTTCCGGAGCGGGTTGGGCACCTTGTCCACCAGGTCGCGGAAGCGGCGCGCCGATCCGTTCATGCGGTCAAAGCTTTTCTGGATGTTACGGCTCACGCTGGTAACATTCTCGACAACATTAAAACGGAAAGTATAGATCGACATAGCTCAGTTTTACAATGAATGCCCGGAGGTTGGGGGCAACCTACCGGGCATAATGGAACAAAAGTAACCGGGATATCAAACAGCAGGTTCTGCTTTCATTACTTTCTTGATCCGCCCCACCAGGTTGGCCCCGTCATTGAGCCAGCGCAGCATGTCCTCGAGGAGGATCTCCGCCTCGAGCTTGCGCAGTTTGAAGTCGGCGGCGAAGGTTTCGATCAGACTGTCGCGCTCGGCGGCATCCAGGTCCTTGAGCTCTTTTTGGAACAAACTCCAGTCCCATTCGCGGAACAGTGCGAAGGCATCCTGGCTTCGCTTCCAGCCGAAGGATAGAATCTCGTTCCCCTCAACGCGGCCGTCCTGATCTTCATCGATGAAGGCGATATCGGTTACGGTCCGTGCGGCGAAGGCAATGACCGGGCTAGCCTGCTCAATGCCATATTTTTCTTTCTGATCGGTTGCGGGCTGTTCGGCCGCTACCGCTTTAGTCTTTACTCCGACTACTTTTTTCTTTGCCATGATTAGAAGGATTGAGTTGAGAAATAATGATTTTTGCCGTTGCCTCGATGACCCATAATGATTCATTCACCCGCGCCGCCCAGTCTTCATCTTCGAGCTGATCCGGATCAGCCCGGTGTAATATCCTGATGAGCGCATTGCCCTGGCCGATCTCGTCCCACTCCGCGATCTCCGACTGGGCTAAAGCTTTTTTAGCCTCGCCTGCCGGGCTTTCGTGATCTCCTCAAATTGCTGGCTCACCGCCTGGAAGATGCTCATATCTTTCAGTACTTCCTTCGGGCCATGTACCAGGCAGTTTTCCAGTACGATCTCTCCGCTCTTGATCGGGTCCGTCTGGGCGAACCTGGCGGCGGCGCTCAGGGTCGGGCGGTCTGGTTTCCTAAATACTAGCTGGATCACTTCCCCGCCCTCTTCTTCTGGATCAACCTCAATGAGGTAAACCTGGCCGTGCTTCTTTTTGAGCTTCTTGATAATGTCCTCGGTTATCATTTGCTTTGGTTTTGATTACGTGGTCCAGTCGATGTGGGATATCATGAGCTCCAGCTCGACCTCGACGTTCATATCGCCGCTGGAGATCTCTCGTTTGTTGCCGCGAAAACGGCAGTTGTTGAGCCGGTGTGTGACGATCGTGCCGCCCTCGGGGAGGTAGCTCACCGTGATCGTGAATTCCGGGATAGCGCTCAGCCGGCCACTCGGGGCCGCCGCTTGGAGGGCTTCTACCTCTGCCATTTCGAGGGTGATCGATCCGGTGGTTTCAATGCGGCCATAACCACGGCTTACCGGCCGGTTGCCGGCGCCGAAATTATCCTGCATCTCTTGCGTCTCCTCGTAGGAGATCGAGGTCACGCCGGCCACCGGCGTGTCAAACAGCCGCAATTCAATCTGGCTCCAGGCGTAAGCCGCTCCGTTGATTAATGGTTGGTTTGCCATGATTATCGTTTCTCAATTAATAGATCAAATTCAAATTTCCGTGCCGGCCCTGGGTATCCGGCGCCGATCCCGTCGCCATTATCATCTTTGCCGCCGTAGGTCGGCGACACCAGGCGGACAAACTTGGGCGTAAATCCGAAGTTCATTGCGGCCGGTCCATTATAATCGTACCAGCCTTCATTCACCCGGCGCTTTTGGAATTGGACCGTCCAGCCGCCTTGATACAACCTTTGCCGTCTGATGATTGCACGGCCTACTTCATAAGGCCGATAGTATGCCAGTATCTGCTCCGGCCCTTCCGGCCATCCGATTTCCCGGCCATTCGGGCTATCGGGATGATTAAAGTAACTGGTCACCGCCCACTGGCCGGTTAGATGATCGGCGCGGAAGGCGATGAGCACGCTGTAAATGTTACTTGGCAGCCAGGCTTTGAGATTGAGCCCGGTCAGTTTTTTCCAGTCCAAGCTATCGACCTGATCACGGTGGCTATCATCCAGTCCCGGCAGTTCAAATTCCACCACCAGCTCATCCGGCGGTTGCATGACGCTGGCCAGGAAGCCCAGCCGCGTCAGTATGGACGGGTACAACTTGCCCAGGCGGATCTTGATGGTCATCTGCCGCCCAATGGTCCGCAGCCGCAACACGGCGGCCGCGGCCATTGCTAGACAGATTGCAAGGGGCGTTGTGTACTTCTTCATCATCACTAATTATTTACCCAACCATGCGCACCAGGCTCCCACACATTCGCGGGTGTTGTGCTGATCCACTCTTGTCCTTCATGCGTCACACAAGCATCAACGGGATAGGCATCCTGTGCCCCTGTCGGCTGCACCCATATCGGGCACTCTTCCTCTGATACTGTTTTCCAGATGGCCGGAATCAAATCAGGTGTTTGGCCTTCGATGGTCAGATGTTCTTGTATTACTTCATATAGTTGGCTGTTGTAAGTTCTTCGCTGCCCTACGTATAGGTATTCTCCTGCGATCCATTGAAGATACTGATCGCCCTGTTCTCGATAGATTACAAACAAGGCCGGAGTTTCATTTGGCGGGAAAATAGTTCTGGCGTGTGTTTGCCTTGCTAGAACTAGCGTATCCCCCCACTGGTAGATTTCTCCCTGTTCTACCTGTTCACCGATGGATGGTAACGTGTCCCACTGTATCGGATAATCTTTCACAATGCCCAGGTAAGTGGTTTCTTCCGTAGCAGCCTGTAAGGAAGGCTGTCCTGATGTCGTCACTTGATTTGGCAATGTGTTGCCTGTATGATACACATTGTTAATGCTATCATAGGCCACCCACATAGTGGTTCGCGCGGGCTTGCTGATCTCATTCTGCGAGAAGAGAAAAGCCGGGAATAATAGTATTAGATATAGATATTTCATAGTCGTTGTTTTATGTGCCCCCGCCGTCGGTGATGGTCCATGTGTGATCTGAAATAAGTGCTGCCCTTGCTGTGTCTGCCGCTGATCCGGTTGTGTAGACTGAGCTACCAAATCCTGCATTTACGTTGTTTTGCACTGCCTGTGCTTCCCAGCTTGTGAGAATCTGATCATAATTAGATGTTTGCAACGTGACCCCGGTGAACATGTCTACGGCACTTGTCAAGCTTGTTACATCCCAGGATGTTACCCCTAAAGAATCCAGCTCAAAACAATCTCTAAACGCTTTATTCATTGTTGTAACAGAAGAAACATCCCAGCTATTCAAATAACATTGAATTAAGGCTACCTAATGTCCAATTTTCTATTCCTGGAATACTTTCTAACAAAAAGCAATTTCTAAACATTTCAACGCCGCCTCCCATTTGGCCAGGGTTCGATGTACCAGAAAAATCAATAAGCTTTACCTGATAGCAATTGTAAAATGATTGATACTGGTCAACAAGTGCGGACAAATCCCATCCAGATAAGTTAATTGTGTCTATTGACGAACATGCGTAAAACATTCTTTGCATATCCGTTACCCCTGAAACGTCCCATCCAGATAAATTAAGTGTTCCGTCCAACGATGAGCAGTTAAAAAAGATGTCAAACATATTAACTAAACTAGCTGACGTATTCCATGATTCAATTCCCGTTATTTCTGAGATCGCGGAACAATTTGAAAAAGTATTCTGCATTGTTGTAACAGAAGAAACATCCCAGCATAAACCAATGCGGATGCTCCATCAAAAAATTGCTCCAATGAAGTCACACCGGAAAGGTCCCATCCAGGCATTATCAATGTGTCAATTGATAAACATGATGCAAAAGTTTGGTATAGGCTAGTAGTTGAAACTGTTGGTGTGTCTATTGCTGTTATTTTCAATGCCGAGCAGCCATAGAAAGTAGAATTTGTCTTAAAATCAAAACCACCCCACTGTTGAATCTCTATTATTTTATCATCGTCGCCTGACTGACTGAATCGCCACCATCCAGGGTCACCAAAAATCTGCACAGTATATATGCCAACTGTATCATAAGTGTGCCTCATGAAAGTTGAATCGAACCCACTGGCGGTCTGTCGCGTTCCATCGCCCCAATCCACTATGAAGTTGTAAGTTTGTGACGCTGATAGTGGTAGTATGATTTCATTAGTATCTGTAATCCCGGTTAGTTCGGTGTTCCAGACCGTAATGAAGGTATCGGGATTGACCAGGTCATCAAAACAGTAGTTAGTACCATCGTAATACCCCTCAATGATTGGATCACTCGTGGTATCATATCCGTCCGGAAAATCAAGAGGATACCCAACACGATCCAGGAAAGAGCTAGGGAAGTCCACCTTAATTCCACCATTTCTAAGGTGGAACTTGTACTCTCCGTATGTACTAGGGTTGGCCACACCTATACTGGTTCCTTCATTAGCTCCGGTCAGGTCTATCTGATAGCGCCCCCTTCTATGATTCTCGAAATCAATGTAGAATGAATCCGTACCAATCAAGATTGGAAATATTGTCCCTGCATCGAGTAGCATGTCTTGCAGGTATTGAGTGCCGCCTTCGTAGACACTTAGAGTGTCGTTGTTGAACGTGATTGAATCAAGTTTGGCGGTTGATAGATCCACGGTAGCCAGACTATCGCTAATCTGCTGCCGAACCTGGTCAGCATTGAGATATCCGGAGATCAACACCAGGTTAGCAGCAAGCTCCAGCGTATCCAGATTGGTGATGCGCAGATCGTGCGCGCCGGCGTAGATGGAGACATTACCGGCCGGCAGCGAATCGATCAGGCCATTGCCATCAACTTGCTCGGGAAGGACGATGCAATAACCGGAAGCCGTACACAATGTATCCGGCGGGCCAGGCAATATATAAAGCGAATCCTGACCAACAGCATACTGAATGCTATCAGAGAGCTGCTCCTCCGTCACCTGGCCGCCTGCGATCAGGTGCGTGCGCAGGCCACCGACGGTGATCTTCTTCCACTCGCCCACAATGGTGAACAGGATCGTACTGTCGCTGATTGATACGCCTGTAATCTCATCTTTCGTTACGACCGTCACGCTGTCCACTTTGGTCTGCGCCGCGGCAAGCAGTGGCAGGAGAGAAAATAATATAATTGCAAGACGCTTCATTAATCAAATGATATGGTTACTAATACGTTGCCTTCGTCATCTACAAGGACATTGCCTTCGTCGTCAGTCAGGGCGGTGATAGTGCGGTTGTCAGGTATGAGGCCGGTACTGGGTACGTAGTCGATCATGCGCGCCCAGATCGGCCGGTTGATGATATTCTGATTGAGGTTGTGCACCACCAGTCCCTGGTTAATGCTTCCGTCCGCATTAACCAGGCTGGGGTTCTCGGCCAGGATCTCGGCCAGGCCGGCCGCGTCGCCGTAGTGCTGCAGGGCGACATCCCACACCGTCTGCTGTGAGTTGCTCCGGTATTGCGGGGGATTGGTCCTGCGCTGTGACCCCGTTGAGAACTTTTCCTCAAAGGCCGTTCGCTGTCCGTCTCTTACTTTGTACGTCACCCGGCCGGTGGGCAGATCGCCGGAGCCATCCACCAGGTCGGGGTTATCTTGCAGTATCCAGGCGATGCCTTCGGCGCCGCCGTATTCCTGCAGCGCAACATCCCAGACCGTTTGCGATATGTTCCCCACTACTGTCATAACTCAATGTTGATCGTCTCGTGGCTTACCTCGAAACGCTTGGGCCGGTACCCATCACTTTGCAGTTGTAGTTGTATCTGCCGCCTGGCCGCGCCGTTCACCGGGCTGTTGATCAGCCGCTCTTCGCCGTAGCCGATCAGCGGGTATTGCTTGATATTCCCCTGATGAAGCCGGATGATCAACATCACATTTTGCAGATCGCTTTGTCCGACTACAAAATCTCCGTTCTTGATCTCCAGATCATCGCCGGCGTCATTCAGGAGAATATCGGTACGCATCAGAAGGTGGTGTTTACAGAGAATCCAATGTTAACCACAATATCACGGGCAACTGCTCGGGGAACCAGCTTCACCTGAATGGTGAGCGTGTCCGTTGAGAGCACATCCTGATCCGGGTTGATATACACCCCGAAGTCGCTCAGCTCGGCATCGCCCAGCATGGTGTTGAGCGGCTTGGCGGTCAGCGCCTCGAAGTACTTGATCGTTCCCTGTGCCAGCTTGCCGTCGCTGTCGACGGTGAGCGGGCTGTTCAGTTGCGGTAGCAAGACGGTGCGGATCTCCCGCTTTGCTTTCTGTATCGTTCGGTTGTTCTCGATGTAGGCAAAATCGGAGGTGCCGACGATGGCCGTGTGGCTATCGTTCAGGTACGTGCCGGAGATCCCCACATGCTTGCGGAACACCAGGAACCGTTTCGTATCGAGCGCGGCCAGGGTCGCCTCGGTAGGGCCGGTATTGCCGTCGGCCATGGCGATCACATCGTGTTCCGTGCCGTCGCTCAGGTTAAAGGGCTCCACCCATGCGATGCTTTCGTGTACGGCGGCGGCCGCCATGGCGCCCAGCACCGTACCCACTGCCGGCGTATATACTTTACCCAGGCTGGTGGCCAGGGCCGCGCCTTTACCGGCGCCATCGCCGGCGATCAGCACACTCACGTTTTCGGCTTCGTTGTCGGCCAGCGTTTCAATGGTTCCCAGGTCGACAGCTAGGGCCGGATCAAGGCCCAGCAGGATCTGGCAGGGCGCGTGCAGTCCGCTCAGCGTATCGGCGGCCGCCTGCCAAGTCGAATCCACGCCCGTCAGGTCCGCCACGAAGGCGCCCACCTGGCGAACCTTCCCCTCCGTCTCCGCAAAGAGGTCCGCGGGAAAGGTGATCGAGAAGCAGACGTACAAGGACGCGCCCGGCGCCATCCGGAAAAACTCACGGATGTGATACCAGGCCCAGCCGTAGGTGGCATCGTCTTCGGTGATGCCATCATCTTCGGCGCTCTGCAGGTCCAGATACTTTTTGATGCCGCTACTCGGGAAGCCACCAGGGGCCGCGTCAGAAAATACCAAAGCGCTGATATGATCTTCCCCGGCGGATTGACGGCCGAGCCCGCCCTGCAGTACTTGAAATTTTACGTCATTCAGTGCCATGGCTTACTTTTTGGTGCTCTTCTTGGCGGCCTCGGCGGAAGATTTCGCCTCCGAGGCTTTGGGCGTCTCGGCGCTTTTCTTTTCCTCCACTGCCGTCGGCTCTTCGGTCGCCTCGGCGAAAGCGGGGTTTTCGTGTACTTCCACTTCCAGACCATGCCGGCGGGCATGATCGCGGGCGGCGCCGATGCGGTGCGCGAGGTACAGATCCGTACCTACCTTGACCACCTTCGGAGCATTCGGGTATTGTTTGAAAAATGATTTAACAGTCATCACATTGTACTTTTTCGCCGTTTAAACGGCCGTCAATAATCTAGCTTACCGGATGTCTTATACAGCTTCCCGGATGGCTACCACGCCGCGGTGGTTCGTGTAGCTCTTCGAGCCGCCGCAGCGAACCATGGCGGAGAAGATAGAGCCGTAGTATTCCGGCTTGTCCTCATCGGCATACACCTTGATGCCGCCCAGGGCGGTGCGCACGAAACGCGGGTGCCAGGCCAGAGAGAAAGCCAGGTCGCTGACCGCATTGGCCGCGGTCGGGTCTTTCGGCGTATCGCTGGCGGTGGGATAGCGCCCCACCAGGCTGCGGATATACACATTGAAGCCGAGCACATTGGCGATGGCGCCCGTCGGCAGGTTGCCGCGATTCATGTAATCGGCGCTCAGCAGCTTGTCGTCGCGCAGCAGGTCGTTGTATGCCTGGCTGTTCAGCAGCAGCACGCGGCCTTCCTGCGGGACATCCTGACCATCCAGGATCGCCTTGGCGTTCATGATATCCTCCTTGGTCAGGCGTTTGACGGTTGCCGTGCCTCCGGGGGCGGCGCTGGTGCGGGTGCCGGTTGCGGAATGATCCACGATCAGACCAGCACTGGCCGGCGCCCAGACGTATGCCAGGTAGGTGCCACACTCATCATTGATCTGGTCGACATGCTCCATCAACACATTGCTGCGCTTGTCGTAGCTTACCTCGATCGCGTCGATGTCGCGAATCAGCGTCGGGTCAGAGGTGAATTCCACCAGGCTGTAGTCAACCACTGCGTCGGTGCGCTCGGTGATCGAGGCCGGGAGACTGGAGCGGTTGCGCTCCACGGTGGGCACGCTGCCACTTTGGGGCAGGTGCACGGTTTTGTTTTCGACGAAGGAATCATCATTGCGGCTCTGGCGAATCCACTGATTGTTCTTGAAGATGTTCGCCGCAATGTCCCTTGCCCAAATTTCGGTTTGAATTGCCATTTCGGTCAAATTTTATAACGAGGCATTTTAAGGCGATCTAAGCAACGATTTGTTTTCACCTTGCTACACACCCGTTTTTCAACAAACAAAAGAATTTAAACAGTACTTAACGGCAGCTAGCCGTATTGAAACGATTTGGTTTAGGCGAATGCGCGACCCTTGTAGCCGGCAGCCAGTTCGGCATAGCGTTTCGGGTCTTCGTGCTTCATGTGAAGCAGCTCCGCGTCGCTGAAGTCCTCAAAGGATTTTCCGGCCGGCTCATCGCCTTCCTTTTTTTGGCCGGGCTTGATGGCTGCGCTGAGCGTCGCCGGCGTTTCTTCCTTCTTCTTTTCGGCCGGCGCAGCTTCCACCATGGCGGCGAAGGCGTCCAGGTTTGCGTCGGCCAGCGCGGCCACCTGATCGCGGTTGTCTTCATTGATCATACCTTTTGCCTCGGCGGCGCTGAGCAATTCCTCCTTACGCTTTTCGCGGTAGGTGTTCAGCTCGCCCTCGGCTTTCTGGCAGCGATCATTGAGGTTGCGGGCGGCGGTAAGAATGGCCGTTTCGTCGGCGGCGCTATCCAGTCCGAGCGCCTTGGCGATGTTTTCCAAATTCATCTCTTCAGATTTTTCTTCAATGACTGGCACCACGTCTTCCATTTCCTGATCAGCGGAAAGCTTGACCGCGCTCCGATTAGCTGGTACGACCACCATGCTCACCTCTCTGAGTTCGCACCGGGTGACCGTGCCCCGCGTCTGGCCTGGTATGAGATAGGCCGGGTCGGTGCTGGTTTCGGTTACCGAGATCCCCATGCTGCACGCATTGAGCATCCCCTTGTCGAACTTGCGCTTAGCGGCCGCCGCGAAGTCGTCGTCTTCGTCGAAGACGGGATCGCCCAGCAGCTGGTTGTTGTCTATGCGCAAGTTCTCCACCTTGCCGATCGGAAGCCGGCCGTAGGTGTAATGATCCCAGCAAAGCACAGGGTTCTTTTTGTAAGCCTGCAGGTCAATGCCCGAGGTCAGTATGCGGAACCCGTAGCGGTTCAATTCTTCCGTGCTGATTACAAGTGCCATTCGGTTGTGAATTAATTTCTGATCACAAAGTAAAGTGACAATCCACAACGCTGCAAGCGCCTAATATTCAAAGGCTTGTGTTTTCAAGTGTATGTATATATATATAAGGCGTAGCCACATGGCGCACGTGCATGGCTTCGGTGCAGTGCCTATTTTTGTCAAAAAATACCGCATGGAGAAGCAAGATGCGGCGCGCCTCATGTACATGGAGGGCGCTCAACAGAAAGAAATTGCCCGCCTCCTGCGTCTCAGTGAGAACACCGTCAGCCGGTGGAAACAGACTGGAGACTGGGAAGGGCGGCGTGTGCACTTTCATGTGCTGAAGGATAACAGCGCCCAGCGCGTCATGAAACTGATCGACTATCAGATCCGCGCACTGGAGCAACGCACCGAAGCCTGGAAGGAAGAGGCAAAGGAAACCGGAGAGACGCCCCGCCTCATTGAGCGCGGCGATATCGACGCCCTGCAAAAACTCTACACGACCATCAAGAGCGAACAGAAGACGTGGAGCAACTACGTCGGCGTAATGAAGCAGTTCCTGGACTGGCTCAGTAATCACGACATTGAGCTGGCGCAGAAGGTCACCGACCAGGCCGATGTATTTCTCAATGAAAAAAGGAAGATGCTGTGAAACTAACCCGGCAGGAACAACGAGAGTGGAAGGACTGGCAGGATCTGTGCGAACGGATTCGCAATCAGACCGGCGTACCCATCCAGGAAACGGAAGCACAGAAGCGTACCCGAATGGCCGATCTGCGCACCGACCTGGTGAAGTTTGCCCAGTACTACTTCCCGCACTATCTCGATAGCCCCTTCGGCTGGTTTCACAAGCGGGCCGCCAAGAAGATGATGTCGGACCCCAACATCTTCATGGTTGCCGAGTGGCCGCGGGAACATGCCAAGTCTGTATTCTTCGATATCATGCTGCCTTTGTTCTTCTACGCTCGCGGAGAGATCACCGGCATGATGCTGGCCAGCCAGACGGAAACCAAGGCTAAGATCCTACTTGGAGATCTACAGGCGGAGCTGGAGGCTAATCAGCGATTCATTCACGATTACGGCTATCTAGTACCGATCGGCGACTGGAGGGATGGACATTTTACGACGACCGACGGCATTGGATTTTGGGCCTTCGGCCGGGGGCAGAGCCCGCGGGGAACCAGGAAGGGCGCCAACCGGCCCAACTACGGCGTGATCGATGATATTGATGATAAGGTGATCGTGCGCAACCTCATGCGGGTGCGCGACGCGGTGGACTGGGTGCTGGAAGATTTCTATGGCGCCCTGGCCCTGGGCAAAAGCCGACTGGTCATTGCCGGCAACCGCATCCATAAGCACAGCATACTGGCGCACCTGGTGGGAGACGTAGAACCGGAAGATCCGAAGCGAAAAGGTATCTATCACCTGAAGGTCTTCGCCATCGAGCGCGGACGCGGCCACAAGAAAGGTGATATCTCCGATCCGGACAGCCGGCCGGCCTGGCCACGGTATAGCAAAGGAACCCTGCAGGAGCGCTTTGCCAAGGCGGGCTGGCGGAGCGCACGCCGGGAGTACTTCCATGAGCACCACGAAGAGGGGATCGTCTTCCAGAACGAATGGATACACTATACCAAGCCGATGAAGTACACGAAGTACGACGACCTGGTGGTGTACTGCGATCCCAGCTTCAAAGGGGCAAAGAGCAACGACTACAAAGCGATCGTGGTGCTCGGACTGGCCCACAACGATATCCACATTTTAGAAGCCTGGGTGCGGCAGGCCAGCGTGTCGGCCATGGTCGGCGTGTTCTATGATCTGTATGAGAAGTACAAGAACCACGCCCGCTACTACATGGAGGCCAACTTTGTCCAGGATCTCCTGCTCGATGACTTCACCCTGGAAGGAGAGAAACGCGGTTATCAGATGCCGATACGAGGCGACAAGCGGAATAAGCCCGATAAGTACACCAGGATCGAGAACCTCAGCCCACTCTTTGAGCGCGGCCTGGTCAAGTTCAACGAGCGGGAACGCAGCTCGCCCGACATGCAAACCCTCGTTTCACAAATTCTTTCGTTCCCCTTCGGCCACGATGACGGGCCGGACGCTCTCGAGGGCGGCGCCCACTACCTGAAGCGCCGGGCGCGCAGCTCCAACTGGGAACCCAGAACCGGCAAGTATCGCCGTAAAAGCAAACGTATATGAGCACGTACATCACGCAAGACGATTACAGCCCCTATATCCGGGATACCCGGCTCACGCAATTGATCGATTCCACGCCCGGCCTGCTCGATGAGGTGGAGGGCACGGCCATCGCGGTGGTCACTGATGCGCTGTACAGCAGATACGATACCGACACCATCTTCGCCCAGACCGGCGGAGATCGCCACCCGCAGGTGGTGCGCTGGGTGCTGGTCATTGCCCTGTACTATCTGCACGAACGCCTACCCGACCGGCTCATTCCGGAACGGGTAGTGAAGAACTACGACGACGTGATAGCCTACCTCACGGACATCGAGGACGGCAAGAAGAGTACCAACCTTCCGTTACTTGATCCGCCAGAAGGCTATTCAAACACCAGTAAATTCCGATGGGGCAGCAGCCTGAAACGCTCCCATGATTTCTTTAGCGACCAAACCAACACCGACGTATGAATCTGATACAGCGAGTTATCAACCAGGTTAAACTATACCTCACTCCACAGATCAACCAACTGCCGGCCGGCAAAGCGGAGGATGAAGACCAGCGGCTATTGCACCGCCTACGGCGGCAATACGTGTACCGCATAAAGGCAGAGATGAAAGCCTGGCGCGACGCCATTGCCAGCGCAGAGAACCCACTCCGGCCCGATCGGCTTTCACTCTATGCTCTCTACCGGGAGATCGAACTGGATGACCAGGTAACCACACAAATACGGATTGCCAAGGCCACGGTGACCAATGCCCCCTTTGAGATCACCCGCGAGGGGCAGGCTAATGAAGACCTGGACGATCTGTTTGCCCGGCCCTGGTTTCTCAACTATCTGCGCTGGTCGGTCGATACTGAGTTTTGGGGGCACACGCTGCTGGAGTTTGAACCGGAGCAGCAGAACGGTGAGTTCACCAACATCAACCTGATCCCGCGCGATCACGTCAAGCCGGAGTATGGAACAACCACGATCTACGTCAACGAACAGGGCGAACGAGGCATTCCCTTCCGGAATAATAAGGAGTTGAAGCACCTGGTCGAGATCGGCAACCCGTGGGATCTTGGCCTTTTCCGGATCGTAGCCGTGCCAGTAATACGAAAGCGGTACAGCGATACCGACTGGAGCCTATTCAGTGAAAAGTTCGGTATGCCTTTTCTCGTGGTCAAAACCGCCAGCCGGCAGAAGAACGAGCTGGACGCCAAGGAGGAGATGGCCCGCAACTTTGGCGCAAACTCTTACGCCATCTTCGACGACCAGGACGAACTCGAGGCCGTCAACTCCAACTTTACGGGCACCGGCCACTACATCTACCGCGATCGCCTGCAGGACAGCGATGATCGCATTGCCAAGATCATCAACGGCCAGACCGGGGCGAGCGACGAAAAAGCCTGGGTCGGATCGGCTGAGGTGCATGAGCGCATTCTCAACGACTTTGTGAAGGATCGACTGACCAACATTCAGTATCACATCAACTTCAAGCTCATCCCAAAGCTCATCGAACACGGCTATCCGCTTGCCGGCGCCAAGTTCGAGTTTGTTGAGCTGCGCAAGGAGAACCGCGAGAGCCGGCCCGGCGCGGGCGAGCAGGACGAAGAAATGAGCGCTGAAAAAAAAAGCCTGGTCGTAAGCCTCAGCGATCTGTACAGCGGCATCACCTTTCCGGAAGACGTTGAGCGCCTCGCCTTCCAGCAAATACCGGATGGCATAGGGTATAACGTAGCGCTTCAAGTATTTCAGGGAAGCCTCCAGGACGGCATGATGCACCCCGAGCTATTCGAGGCTTACAGTAATACCCTGCTACAGAGCATTGCCGACGGTGCGGATAATGACGACCTGGCCGGCGGCCTCTCCTATCAGGATCGAGATTTTGATCTTCTGAAGCGATTGCGCAGATCTGCCTGGGAGTTCGCGGCCGCCAAGGGTATGCGGATGATCAGCGAGCTGGCCGCCAACGGCGCCACGGATCTCGACGCTTTCAATGACTTTGCGCTTCCCCTCATCAACCGATACAATCGCACCTGGCTGGAAACTGAATACCGCCTGGGCGTAGCCAATACCCAACAGGCGATCAAGTGGCAAGACATCCAGGAGCGCAAAGAAGCACTGCCCATGTTGCGCTATGTCACGGCCAAAGATGAGCGCGTGCGCGACAGCCACGCCCAACTGCACGGCGCCACCTATCCTATCGACGATCCATTCTGGGATAAGTACTACCCGCCCAACGGCTACAACTGCCGCTGCACGGTGCAGCAGGTAGCCGGCCCACAGCGAGACGCAGACGGCATACCCGACGATATACCCACCGCTCTGCGTGACAACCCCGGGAAGAGCGGACGGCTATACGCCAAGACGCACCCATACTTCCTGGAAGTAGCCGACGACCGGCTGCGCACGGTAGTCGACCAGCTGGCCGCGGGCCTCAATGTGTACGACCTGATCTATGAGGCGGAGAAGGCCATGGTACTGGCACACCCAATCCGATACGAGGACGACCTGGCAGAGAATGAACTGATCGCCCGTAAGCTGGCGGACGATGGCATCGACGTGGTGCTGTTACCCAATACCAACGAGCGCGACGTCAAAAGCCCCGACGCCACGGTGGGCGATAGCAATACAACCGCCACCTTCCGCGCCCCCGGCAATAGCCGCTCGGCCATACAGTCGGCCATCCGGCGCGGGGTAACGCAGGGCGTCGCGCTGGTGGCGCTGCATTTCCCGAATGGATACGACGCCAACACCCTGCGCCGGGCCTTGCTGGCCGGCCGGGACCACGGATACTACGACCAGGTGGGCGTGTGGATCGTGGCCGGCGCCCAGGTCATCACGCTGGAGAAGAAAGATCTGCAAAACGGAGATATAAATCTGTAGATATGAGAATGCACGTAACGGTCTATCTGAAGTACCCGGACAAACCGGGCCTGTTCAAAACCCTTTACAGCCCGCTGACCTGCCCGGCGCCGGGCGCGATCATCGGCTTCTATGTTGTAGATCGAATTCAGCACGATGTCGACAATGATCGCATCATCGTACACCTAAAGAAGGGCTAAAACACCAATGGCCCGCAAAGCGAGCCATCAATGGAGGAAAGCGAAACGGAGCCGCCATCCATTCGCTAAGGTACACCTTATTATATATATAGGCAAATGAAAGTACGAAGATTTGATTTTCCAGATTTCAAAAAGGATCGATACAAGATTGAGCACATATTCCGCCACCTGCCCACCTGGGCCGGCAATGCTTACCTCAACTTCTTCCTCGATAGCTGGGAACGCCAGGGATGGCTGGACCGACGCCTGCAGCGCTGGCCCGAACGCAAGTACAAGGACAACAGCCGCCGGGGCCGCCGCGCCATCCTGATCGGTACGGGATCAGGGCGCCTTCGCCGATCGCTGCGCCTGCGCACGGGCAGCGACTTCTTTGAGGTGTACACCAAGAACCCTTACGCACAGATACACAACGAGGGCGGCCGCATAAGGCAGAAAGTGAGCGGCCGCCAGCGAAGATACTTCTGGGCCATGTACTACCAGGCCAAGCGCGGCGGGCGCGGCGATGAGGCGGCAAGGTGGAAAGGTATGGCATTGAGCGACACCATTAACATAGAGATCCCCCAGCGCAAATACATGGGCGATAGCGCGACCATGCGGAAACGAATGGTACTGCACGTAGAACGCGCCCTGGCTAATGCCCTGAAATAAAAAAGCGCCGGACCTGGTGGCGGGCCGGCGCTTTTGAATGGTATTCAAAGGACGATAGATCGTCATTCTAACACTTCTATAATGTTCCCGTTAATATCAACTTTGGCGGTTACTTCATTTAGCACTTTACCACCAAAGGCGTTGGTCCCGCGAAACTGAGTTACAACCAAAATATAGTCTCCCATATCCTGATGTGTGGTTTCCACATGCTCATAACTTTTTGGATCATTCATTGCCTTCTTGATCGCCTTAGTCAAATTGACATGACTGCCATCCCACGGAGAGAACTGATCTTTTATCTTTTCAGCCCGCAGCAAATTGAGCCGCTCCTCATCGCTTAGCTTCTTCACCATTAGCCCCACTGAATTGATGGTAATGTTCAATCCGCCAAGATTCTTCCACTGAAAGTTATCATTCATCGAGCTGGTAGGCGTCACTCTTTTGATCCCTAACCATTCAATCATTTGTGAGGAAGGCGGCATCAATGTTGTATCGATGGAGAAGTAAAGGCATTCCCCATTTTGAAACCAGGCGGTTCTGGTTCCATTCATATAGGTAATCTTCGTGCAGGTTCCATCTTCACAAGGGTAGCTATCGGTCGTTTCTTCTGTTGCTTCCGGAGCGCCCCATAGCTCCTGGAAATAGGAGGGCGCGGCGCCAATCGCTTGCGGTGCATCAATCAGTACATTGGTATCGGAGCTATCTTCACCTGTTGAAGGAATGACCAGGCCGATAACCAACAAGCCTGCAATAACATACAGCGCATATTTCCAGATTGGCGTTTTCTTTTTCGGTTTCAGACCGAGGTAATACTCCGCATCGTTGCGGTCCAGTTCGAGCGCGACGCGGCGCTTTTTCGTTACGAGTTCATAAGGTACGCCGGCCTCATCGAGGCGGCTTTGCCAGTCTTTTAGCTGGCGCTGATCGGTTGGAATAACGGTTACTTTCATTTCATTAACTGTTTGGTTATTAAATAGTACGAAAGAATATCCTACTGTGTTGCGCCAGAAGCACAAAAAAAAGGGGCTCACCGTAGCGAGCCCCCTCATCGTTATGCAATGCGAATATTATAGCCTAGTTTCGTCGGATGGCGTAGCTGTCGCCCTCCATGTCGGTATAGACTACCATACAATCTTCCCGGCGGATCTGGTCCCCGCTCACAAAAACGTGATCCGGCGCCGTGACCGTTACCTGGAAAGGGTTGCCCTCGATCACTTTGAGGCCGATATACAATTCTCCCGGACTATCCAGGCGCGCCCATGCGTACTGGGTGTAGACGCCTAGGTTCGGATGGTTAATCGTGGTCTTTCCCAGATAGTGCAGGTCTTCGGCGTGCCCGCTCTGCCATTCTACCTGTGAGTGGCTGAGCTTGATCACGCCTTCGGAGAAGCTGTTCTGGTGGCTCTGGCCGTGTACTACGGACACGGCATCAAAATGGAATTCAAAGTTCTGGCTACTGAGAGCCGCCGCCATCAACATGATGATGGCGATCACGGTCGTCTGTTTCATTTCAATGGAGATTTAGTTTGTTAGTAGAAAGGTCCGGGCCGAAGCCCGGACGGGAATCACTATGAACAATAAAAAATCAGCGAATGAGAGGGCTGGCAACGGTAATCATTCCCTTCCCATAATCGATCTGCCAGCCGTCTTTTATTTTCTTTGCTTTGTCGATCAGCCTGGTCGGCACTGCCTCCCGCCCCTGAGTAACCAATTGGCCATCAATGTAAGTGCGTTGCATTACCATCAGGTAAGTTTCAGTTTCTGCGCGTATTGGTTTGCTTTTGCCCATGAGATAAATTTTTTCAGATAGTACGGCCCATTGGGCGGCACTTTAGGGTTAGAAGAATAGGCGATACAACCGCCAGGATACACGTACCACATAGTTTTTTATTTAGGATCAAACTTCTCGATCGTTACTTCGTCCAGTAAGCTCGTAATGCCGGCATCCGGCAATTGAAGCGCCAGAAGGATGGTGATGTGCTGTTTGATATCCATCAGCTCGGCGCTGATATCTTCCGGGTTGATCTCGATCTGAGCGCCGAACATATCTTTAGCATGATGGCCGTTGAGCTTTCGCACCAGGCTGTTGTAGCTTCTGGTTAGTTCCATACGGAGGTCGTCGAAATTCACGATCATGGTTACATTTTTTATTCCTCCTCTTCGGAGAACATGGTTAATTGATTCGGATCAGTCGGCGGCATTTTCTCGGGCAGGTCTAGCCGCATGATCTCCGTCAGCCGGATCTCGCTGATGAAGAACTCCCGTGAAAGTCGTTCATAGACATCATCGATCCGAATGCGGTGCTCGTGGTACAGCTCCGTAAATCTCGCCTGGATGGCCCGGTACTTCTTGAGTGAATTGGGCCGTAGCTTATTCACATCTATCGCCATGGTTACTTGGTGTATGGTGATTCAATTACATCTGCTTTCTCCACCTGCAGATCGAGGGCTGCCACTACTTCCTGCCACTGGATCTGTGCGTCGTAGTCGTAGATACGCATGGTGAACTCTTGCACGGCTACCAGCATACGGCTCATATTATGATCCGGATAGGTGCGCACGCGCACCATGCTTTCCAGCAGCACCCGATCATTTTCCGTGCCCGCCAGGGCGGCGTACTCATCGACGTAGCTCAGCATACAGCGCCAGTTGTGGAGGGCCTTGTATATGTCTTGCGCCTGGCCGAGGTGGTTGATGGTAGCGTCGAGCATCCGCTTTTCGTCGTCGTAGTGGGTTTCGTTGACCAGGTGCACCTGGAGCATGACATTGCTGGCCTGCACGCCGCTGCCGAGGCTCTGCCAGTCGAGCGGCAGAAACTCAATGAAGGCGGCCGGCGTGGTCCACATGGCCTGTTCGCCCTCCTGATCGTACTGGGCGAGGTACCAGTCTATCCAGGTAATAGCGGGGATCTCCTCGGATATCCGTTTCTTCAGCGCCTGATATACATCTTTCAGCATGATGGTTCGTTGTTGTGGATGATCGCCCTGATTATTGCATGGACAGGGCCAAGATTATATTTTGATGCTACACACACCGCTACTTCAAAAGCCGTATCTACCTGTATAGTATCCAGGTACTGCCTGAGTTCTTTTACATTTAGGCCATAGTGTTCGGCTATTTGCGCGGCGACCGCGTCATTTACTTTTCTCATCCTGGTTATAAAAAAATGCTCTCAAACTCTTACTTACCCGTTCGGCCATTGGCTCTTTTGCGCTGGCGCGGCGGCTATCCTGTTCGGCCGCCCGGCTGGCCCGCAGATCCTCGCCGTACTGGCGCAGCCAATCGTGAAGAATGGCCGCATCCAGCCGGTCGAGTATTGGGCCGTACATGCCCCGGAGGCCGTTTCTGAAGCACAGGGCAATATCCTCCAGCCTCAGCCAGCCGTAACCGTGTACCACATCGGCGGCCAGGTTATCCACCTGGTCGTCGGTCATGCTGCGCTTCACGTTGACCTGCTCGATCAGCCAGGCGATGAGCAGGGCTACGGCGTCGGCCGCCTCCATTTCGTCTTCCGTTCTTAATACAGAGAGCGTCTTTTGCTCCGGGATGGCGGCGAGCTGGCCCTTGAGCTTTTCGGCCTTGGCCACGATCACCGCCTGGTGTTTCTTTGCTCCTTTGGTTTTTTCTCGCTGGGTGAAAGCGTAGGAGCGGCGCAGCGCCTCCAGTTCTTCCTCGATCTCTTCCCGCTTGCGCCGCGCTCGCTCCAGGGCAACCACACTAAGTTTGCCGACGCTTCTGGCTATTTCTATGCTGCTGCCTTCTTGCAACGCGCTGCTTAACGCTATGCGCGGCGCCTTGGTTAGTCTTCTTTCCTGCATGACGGAGCTGCGTTAGTATTTCCTGTAGGTTCTTGTTGATCTGGGCGAGGCTGGTCTGGGTCTGTATGAAGTCGCTGAGTTTCGTCCAGTTCTTCAGGATGTATTCCCAGGCCGCCAGGGCGCCCTCTTCGCTGTGGTCCTTTGATTGCTGGATGAGGTATTTGATAATCATCTTCATGGCCCGTCCCTGCACGCCGTCTATCTTGGCGCCGACGCCGATGAAGCCCTTACAGAACTCATCGTACACGCGGATGAAGTCTTTGTACTTCTCGTAGCCGCCGCGCTGCTCCAGCTTCTGCAGGCGCTTCAGGCTTTTCTTGATCTCGCCCAGCATATCGGCTTCTTCCCGATCCTGAAACCAGTACTGTACTTTGCCGATCCATGCGATTTGTTCTTCTATGCTTCCAGCCATGACCTACGTTTTTTCTCGATTTCCAGTTGCAGCGTGCTTTCGTCGTAGCCCAATTCTCGCAACGTGGCGATAAACTGAGCCAGCGATTTCACCAGCTTGATATATTCTTGCGCGGGCAGGCCGGCGCCGCCATCGAGGCCGACCAGGGGCAGGTTGTTGATCCTGCTGCTCTTTACGATCAATTTGTCCATGGTTATCGTTTTACTTCGTTCTTATACATTGCTTCGACCTGGGTGACGACCGCATTGAGTTCCTGGATATTCAGGTAATGGAGCGTCTTGCGCTGTGGGTTGCGGCTGCCGATGTTCTGCACGAATTTGTTGATCCGGTTATAGTCCGGCGTGGCATCTTCGCGGACGTAGCCCATGAGGCAGAGCAAGTGTATAATCTTGCCGATCTGCTTACTGGTGCGCTCTTTTTTCTGTGCGCGCAGAATCCGGATCAGGTAGTCGGCCTCGGCCCAGGTCATGTCTTTACTGCTGCGGGTGCGGCCCTTGCTGGCCTGATCGACCAGGTCGGCCTTCTGATCCATGAGGCCCAGTTGGTGGAGCAGGGCGTGGAGGGCTCGGTTTTGTTCTCCCAGTATCTTTCTCATATTGTCTGTACGTGTTTGAATTTGTTGGCAATGATGACAACCGCCTGGAACTCTTCCAGTGTAAGGCCAATGGCTTCCAGGAAATCATCTTTGTTCATGAGTTCCATCCGATGGCCCCAGAGCTGCCGGTTGTGATCAACGATCATCTTATTCCCTTCTCGGATAGAGATATTCTTATGGCTGTGAGATCCCCAGTAGCGAATGGCGAAGGTGATCACCTTGGTTTCACTGATTCTGAATTCATACATCATGCCTTCCATCCCCCTCAGAGAGTAGTAGCAAGGATATCCGGGAAGCTGGTTAAACAGCGTTTGATCTGCCATCAATCAAGGTTTAAAAGGCGGCCCCGCGGACGGGGCCGCTTCATCACTCTAAACAAATAGTACTCATGAAAAAAACTTCGCTGCATAAATCAGAATCGAACTGATACCTGGCTTACTATTAAGGCGCCACCCGTGCTACCGCTACACCATTATGCAGACCAGACTTTCAAAGGCTCCAGGATCGTCAATCCTGGCCACTTTAACCTAGGTTCGCTCCATCGCGTTCTAGTTGCCCCTTTGCCCGGATTTGAACCGGGAAGGAACTATCTTCGTGGCCATAGTTCCTATTGACCCCTAAAGTGTGATAGTTATCAGCCAAGCCAAAACCGAGTAGTAACACCTTTAGGTGCGGCAACCAACGCCGCCAAAGGGATGAAGGCCGGGCCGAAGCCCGGCAAGTAGTCCCAAAAAACACTATGAAAACAAGTATGCTTACGCTTACAACTTGATGTAAACCTGTTCTTCCTGCACAATCTGCAGGCCGCTTTCTTCGAGTAGCTGCAGCTCCCCTTCGGTGGCATCCTTGAAGACCTTTACGATCATGGTTTTATCGAGGTCTTCGCGCTGGCGCACATAGGCGGGGTTGCGTTTCTTCCAGTACTTCAGGGCGTCTTCCCAGTCGTGGCCGTCTACCAGCTCCAGCTTGGCGCGGTTGAGCTTGACGCCGACCTTCCCAGGGCCGAAAGCGATACTCTTCTTCTTGCCGTCGAAAAGCTTTTCGCGATTCTGCTCCGTGAAGGTCATCACGATCTGGGCGTAGTCTTCGCTCTGGGTGGCGAGTTCCTCCAGCTTGCCGCTGTACTTCTTCTCCACTTTGAGCATGTCGAGTTTCTTCTGGCTTTCCACCTTGTCGATCTGGGCCTGCAGCTCGGCGTATTTGTCCATGGCCGCCAGGGCTTCGTCGTAGGTGGGTTCTGTAATCACTTCGCTCATTCTTGGTTCGTTTTTATATGGATCAATGAAAAAATCTTTCCAGTGTAGTAGCAAGACCAGGGCGAGAATGCCGAGGATGATCATCATACCCGGATCTTCATCGGTACGAGGTTGTAAAAACTTCGGTGGCGGTTGAGTACTTCTTTGACTCGGCGCCATTGCTGTACTTTGAGGCGCTCGCCGTCGATGGCCTGATAGGTGGCCGTGAGGTCTTCCAGGTGCTCCCACTCTTCGGTGGTGAGCTGGAAGATGCCGCCGTTTTGAAGCCTGTGTCGAATGTCGCTGACGATTTTCTCCCGGCGTTCCGGGTAGAATTGGGTTACTACCTGCTGCGGGTAGAAGCGCCCGTCGATCGTCACGCCGGCGCCCCGCTGGCGCACCGGCTGTAGCGCCACCTGGCGGAGTGTCTTACAGTCGCTTTGTCTGGCCAGGTATTGTATTTCATGGAATAGGTCTGCTTTCGCGTTCTTAACCGGGTAGTAGTGATACTGCTCCGGCGTGGGATTATTATTTGCTGTCATTTTTGCTTGCATTGGCAACCGCTGGGGGGCGGGCGGATGCAAGGATTACACGATTAATTTTGTACTTCCTGAACATATCTTCCTGAATCTCTTCGTATTTCTCCCTGGTGATCTGCTCATTTTCGTAGAATATCTTGCAGATGCGCAGGTCGTTCATGTACCAGATGCTTTGCACCCAGTTCCAGTACTGCTTATCCCGGAGTAGCTCCTCGTAAGTCTCGTAAGGTATCGGCATACGCATGAGGTATCTTTCCCCCACCTCAAAGCGCATCCAGAAGAGATCCTGCTCGCTCATTTCCGGCTTCACCAGCCCCCTGATGCGTTCGGCCGTGCGTTCGATGGTTTCTTTATCTGCGTACTGCATTCCGGTTACCATTGTCCGTTGTACCACATGCGGCCGCCGTTCATTTCGGCGAGCAGCTCGCGGGTGATCTCCGCGCCGCTTTCCATGGCCACATCCTTGGCGTTCTGTATCATGTTTTTCAGTGTACCGTAGTCGCTCACGTTGCTGTAGAGGTAGTGCCATGCCGTTTTATCGGTGACGCCGTTGGCCTCGCAGATGGCGCGCACGTCGGCGCGGGTGATGCTGTTCATTTCTTCCCAGTAGGCGACGCGGCGCTTCAGCTCGCGAAAGCCCATTTTGTTGCGGCGGGCCTTGCTATCGATGCTCTCTTTGAGGTACTCCGTGCCGCTCATGAAGATACCGCAGCGCCCTTCCGTGCGGTCGTAGATAATCTGGATGATGCGCAGGAGGCTGTCGCTGAGCTTGCCCGCATCGTCGACCATGAGCAGGGGCGTCTGCTCGCCGTTGAGCTTGCGGCAGATGGCGTCGAGCATATCGCCGGTGGTTACGCCCGCATCGTCGGGCCGCACGCCGGTAGCGCGCAGGATGGCCGTGAGGAAGCGCTTTTTGTTCATTTCGCTGTCGGCCAGCACGTAGTAGGCGCGTGGCGTTTTGCGGGCGTAGAGCTTCATGGCGTGGGTCTTGCCGCTGCCGGTGAAGCCCACCAGGGCGAGCAGGCGGCTGTACTCCTGGGCCTGGCTCATGAGGCTCAGAGCAATGTTGAGGTTCGTCGTCCGGCTCTGCTGCCAGTTGCCGATGCCGGCCAGCGCCGCCACCTGGTGGAGCTGGCGGCTGGAGATCTTCTCCCAGTTGCCGTCTCGGAAGTTGATAATGTGGGCGCCGCTAATGCCCAGTTGTCTGGCGGCCTCGTTCTGGCTGCCGGCGGTGTCGATGCGCTGCTGCACGTACTCTTGTACGGCATCGAGCATTTGTTTAGAAGCCTTCTTCGTCTTCATATTCATGGTTACTTTCGTTGTTTTCGTCATCAGATAGATATTTGTCTGCTATATTTTCGTCGTAGTAGAGCGGGCGCCGGCGGCCGGTCATTGGCCTGGGAGCGGGCTTTTCGACCGCCGACGCTTCGAGCATTCGCGTCACAAAATCGCCTTCCATCTTATTGAGCGCATCTTTATGCACACTCTCAAAGCTTACTTCCGCATGACCCATGCGCTCCATTTCCTCGCGTATCTGCTCGCGCTCTTCGAGCCCTTCGTCTATGTAGCGTTTACGCTGTTTGAGGGCTTCGTTCAACGTGCTGCCTTCATCTTCGACCCATTCGCCGGGCACGCTGCCAAACTCGTGTTTCTCTTTCGCGGTGGCGATCCACTTATCATCCCGGTCGTAGAGGTTGATCTCGGTGAGATCGTCAGGATCGTAGCGCACGATGAAGCTATCGCCGAGATATTCGCGGCGGAAGTCGTAGTCTTCCAGCCCCGGTTTGCTCTGTACTTCGTAGAAGTAGCGCTGTTTGTCGACCTCCATGCGTATGCCTTCGGGCGTGTAGCGCACCGTGCGGCGGCGCTTCACCCAGAAGATTGACACCTGCGTGAGATAATCCACCTGCGCGCCCAGGCTTTCCTGTGCGTATAGCTCGGCCGGCGTAGCCTTCCGGGCCTTGATGGTGGTGTTGTTGTAGGTTTCGATGGCCAGCTCGAATTGCTTCGGGATCTGATCCGTGCCGGGTATATGGCCGGCCTTGCGTAGTTTCTGTAGATAGTCTGGGTTGGCCCTTGTGTCGAGGCTACGTGCGGTGATGTTACCGCCAACGAAGTTGGGCATATAGCGCTGGAAGTGCTGTTCTATCCAGCCCTGTACGCGCTCCACGTATTTCGATTTGCCGTTGTACGGCTGTGAGCGAATGCCCACGGTTTTCATCCTTTCAAACACCTGTTGTACTTCGGTACTCAGGTTGGCCTTTGATCCATCAAATTGCGCGAAGGCTGGACGTGTGCCCCTCCGCTGGATGGCGCTCCTCATTGCTCGCAGCACCAGTCGCGCCGTCTCCGTGGAGGCGGCACAAGCCCAGCCGATCACGCAATCACTATAGGCATCGATGATCGTTATCGCGTACCACTCTTTAACCAGCGTTTTACCATCGCTTGAAAAGAGCTGTACGGTTGTTCCGTCTATGCTCCAGAGTACATCCGGGCCGGCCGGCCGACGCCGCCGCAATACTGTCTCCGTTCTCGCTCTCGCAGCATTCACGCCGTGGCGGGCGGCCGTCCACTTTTGGACGTTCAGCGGCTTATTCAATAGCTGCCGCACGCGCTCGGCGGTGTACTGCGGCCAGGCGTTGGCGGCCGCTTCCCGGTTGTAGATCTCCGCCACGGTTTCGGCCGTGGGTTTCAGCGGGCTGGCATACAAGTCGATGATACGCGCCTCGATGAGGCGACGAATATTCCCGGTTGCTTTTGCAGCGTTCTTGTTGCCTATCTTGCTACTGACCAGGCTATTCCTGCCGTCTTGCAGCCAGGCTTTTGCCCGTCGGTTCAATACCCGCCAGTTGCTTACTCTGAAGCCGTGTAAATTTTTCGTTGCGATGACGCCGGCGGCGGCTCTCATGGCGGCGGTCTTTGCGCTCCAGCGGCCTTCCCACCATCGGGGAGTGCTCACCAGGCGGAGCCATCCGCACGCCTCGGCCAGGTCGGCGGCCTGCTCTACGCTGTACACGTTGAGGGCAAGAAACCAGCCGGCGTCATCTGCCTGTATCTTTTCAATCGCTTCGCCCTCCAGGCTTTCCTGGTGGTACACGGCGAGGAGATCCTCGCCGTAGTGGCGCCGTAGTTGCGGCATCGTTCGTTCCGGTATGCTGTCGACTAATATCCATACCCGGCGGGCGTCGTATTCGTCTTCGCGGTGGGTCCAGGAATCTCGCCCCAGCGCTCTATTTCGATACAACCCTTTCTTGATTGAATCTGATTCGACCTTAGCCGCTGCCAACCCTTCGACGGATATATGTAACTCGTTTTCTATTAGCCGGAATTTCATCGATGCACTTTTAGTTAGTCACGCAATACCTTGTAAAAAACCGTTCCGCCTTCGCTCAATGGATCAGGCGATATAAAGACGCGGCCGCCTTCCCCCTTTTTCAGGCCGGCATAAACTGCAAGTTTGCCAGGCAACACAAGATCCGACATCGTTCCGTTTTTGCCGACCTTGAAGACATTCGTCGCGCGGCCATCTTTTTGCGGCACGATGTAGTAGGCGTTACTCGCGCGATCCTTCGCTACCTGCAGCCAGCCGCCGCCGTCAATCCCGAGCAGCCGGCGGGCCGTCTTCGAGAAATGAATTCTGTTCGTCTTTTCGTCTACCCGGAAAAAAGGCTGGCTGATGCCGGCGGTCCCTGGTAAAGGTTTGATAAATTCCCAGTTCATGATGTATTAGATTCTATTAGAAAATGTGGTTACGATTGTGCGACCTGGCGGAGCTTCTTTTGCAGCTCGTTAACGTGGTGGCGATGTTTCTGAGCGGCCTGCTCGTGCTCCAACAGCACCTCATAAGCCACTTCGATAATCTCCTGATTGTAGCGCTCACCGAGTAATACCATCCGCACATATTGGCGGTGAAACCCAGAGCGATTAGCCACTTCCTTCTTGGCCCCCCAAAAAGCGCCAAGACGCTCTCTTAAATTTTTCAACTCCGTACTTTCGCTGTTTGCCATTTTGTTATACCTTTGCGTTACGTCTTTATCCTTTCTGTTAGCAAATATATAACTGTTAGGAATAAAAGACAAACATTATTACTGAAAGTTATAGAATGACCCTAAAAATACCCTAAATAGGGTATAATGAGCACAGTAAACAGCAGGCTTAAAGAGTTTAGAAAGGCTATCAAATTAACACAGCAGCAGATCAGCAGTACGCTAGGGATCAGTCAGCCTGCTTATGCTAAAATTGAAAGAGGACAGAATAATTTGACAGTTGAAAACCTAGCAATTATAACTGATAGGTATGATCTCAATGCTTCATGGCTAATCAGTGGGAAAGGAAAAATGTTTATCAGCGAAAATGAACTAGAACAAATAGAGCAAAGTCCACCTAATAGTGTCCACCTAATCAAAAAAAAGGTCCACCTAATTGATACAGTTCAGGATAAATCCTACCATCTCCGTTACCGTCACAACAACTGCAACCTACTGTTACCAGCGGCCGGCCGGCCGGGTTATTTAAGCGGATGGACAGATAAATACATTAGCGATCATGTGCGGTGCGTGAAGATTCCTGGCATACTGGGCCGCGGCCTTACGGTAGAGATCTCCGCCGTCGACCAGGTGGCTGGCCTGGCGGCTGGCGAGTGGCTGTGCTGTGTTCCGGCCGAGGATGCGCGGGCGCTGCCGGCGGGGGCCGTGTGTGTCGTAACTACTACAACCCCAGCGTTTTGGGTGGCTTACACTCGTGTCGCCGGCGCTGGTCTGGAGCTGTACAAATCAGATACAGGTAAGGCAACGCCCGAGCTGGCGCCCTGGCCGGAGATCAAAGAAGTGTGGCTCGCCCACAGCTTGCTGACCACACGGCTGCCTTCTGCCGACATGGCCGCCGCTGGCTTACCGGAGCGTTTAGGTCGCGTTGAGCGGTTTTTGTCTATACGCTATCCAGATTGGAAAGATGATTTGGAGGAGAGTGGTGGTTAAATGGTCTTTGAATCGGGTGCAGTGTACTTTTCGTTTTTTGACAGCTTTTGTAAGTCGCTGATTATCAATACCCCTTTTGTCTCGTTGTGTACTTTTCGTTTTTGCCCCCTTAGTTCATCCGGCTCGGCACCATAAAGT